GATCCTGATCTACCTAGTGCCTTTGATGAATTAGAAGTCACAAAGTCTTGGATTAAAAGATTAGAAAAGATATTTCCTAAAATGACTTTACTAGAAAGCAATCATGGTAGCTTAGTCTTACGCAGAGCCATAGCCAGTAAGATGTCAAGGCAGTTCATCAAACCCTATAATGATATCTTAGATGTTAATAAGGGGTGGGTATGGAAAGATAAACACTTCATTGATACAGACAAGAATAGGATAATGTTCGCACATCAATTTTCTAAAGATATTGCCAAAGCAGTTAAAGAAACGAGTATGTGCTGCGTTCAAGGGCATTTTCACACAGTATCAGAGGTTAAGTTCGTAGCTACGGATTATTCCCTAAATTGGGGTATTTCTACAGGATGCTTAGTCAATAAAGATAGTTTGAGTATGGCATACATGAAAGTTAATGTGGCAAAACCCATATTAAGTTGTGCATTAATCACAGATGGTATTCCTGCCATTACACCTATGGTCTTGAAGAAGAATGGATCATGGGATAAAAATATCTATATATGAGGATCGTCAAAGTAGGTAATCAAATACGATTAACTATGACAAATGAAGAATTGGCAGAGGTCACGAGCCGCAATAGTTTAGATTTACATATTGGATATCTAAATGTGTTGCAGCAGGATCTCAGTAAGGTAATGACGGAACTATTACCAAAGGTTAAGAAGGTGAGAAAGAAATGAATATAGAAAGATTAAAAAAACAAGTTATCGCTAATGAAGGAATGAGAAAAACCGCCTACAAAGATACACTCAACAACTGGACTATAGGTGTAGGACATTTAATCAAGATACCTGATGAAGAATATTTAATAGAAAAAGAATTAACTGATATAGAAGTAGATCAGATATTTACCACTGATCTTAATCAAGCCATAGATGATGCAAGAAAATTCATTGATGCTGATACAATCCCTGAAGAAGCATTTGAAGTTGTTATTGATATGGCATTTAATTTAGGACTACCTAGATTAATGAAATTTCAAAACTTTCAACAAGCACTTAAAGAGAAAGATTATAAAAGGGCTAGTCGTGAAATGCTTGATAGTGTTTGGGCAAAGCAACTACCCAATAGATCAAAAAGATTAGCTAATCAAATGAGGGAAGTATAGTGATTAATAAATTATTAGGTGGCGGTTTAGTAGATAGTGTTGGAAAGATAGTTGATGAACTTCACACATCAGAAGAAGAAAAAGCACAAGCAAAAATAAAACTTAAAGAATTAGATAACGCATTAAACAAAGCACAAACAGATATAAATTTAGCTGATGCAAAATCTACTGCTACAGGCATTGGTGGTATCATGCAAAGATCATGGCGACCACTTATCGGAATGTCTTGTGCATTAGCAATCTTTTGGGAATTTGTTTTAAAACAATTCATAGTGTTTTTTCTTGCAGTGTTTGAAGTAGAAACTTTAGACTTGCCAAGTCTTGATATGAGTGTTTTGATGCCGCTTGTGATGTCACTTTTGGGCATGGCTACGCTTAGGACTTACGAGAAAACACGAAAGGATAAATAAAATGAAAAAACTTATTTGGAAACCTATAGAAGCAATCCTTGATTGGGCAGACCCTTATTGGACTTGGTCTAATCTATGGAAGTTAATTGTTGTATTGGTAATTGTCTATTGTGGACATAACTTAATGCACTAATGATTACCACCACCGCCACCCTATCAGTTTTAATCAAACCTAGAATAATCGGTAGTAAAGGTAGAACATTTAAAAAATTAACTTTCGGTAAAATACCCATTAAGAAACCCAAGTTGAGAATAGGTAAATTAAAAAAGGCAAGATGATTAACACCTTGCCTTTAATTATATACACAAACTTTTCCTTTCGTTTGTTAGGATTATTATAGTGAAAAAAAAAACTGAAACAATACTCTACCTAGAATTTTATGACCACTCATCCTCCACTAATGAATGGCAAACTTACAAAGACATCCTAGCTGATTTAAATCCTGAAAATAATATTATGAAAGTAGTTGGAAAACTATTGGAAGAAGATAGCACTTGCTACAAGGTCACAACCATGTGGGGGGAAGAATGTGCAGGTTCTGGACATTCTATCATTAAGTCCACTATTGAACGAGAACTAAGGTGGGAAGTACCCATAATTATACCCAAAAAACCCTTTTTAAGACACTTACAGTAGGCATTTAATCTTTTTGTGAGGTTATAGTGGGGTGACTGTTAAAATCACCCCACACAGGAGGAATAGTGTTAAAAGAAAATGTTTTAAACTAAAAACACTAGCTAAAATCTAGCAATTTATTGAGATAATTCAATTCCCAAATAATTATAAAAAAAGTTATAAAAAGATTTGACAAATAGTTATAAATAAATTATAAAATAGATATGAACAAAAACACAGGAGAAACAAAAATGAAAATAGGAGATAAAGTTTATGTTAAATGGCACAAACAACACGAAATGTGGATAGGTGGTTGTGTTGTTGTTGGTTTCACACCAAAGAGAATTAAAGTTGATATGACTTGGGCATTAGATGCTACTGGTAAAGAAGTTCACATTCAAAACTTCATACCCCATAACGTAAAATTAGAAGATAAATGGAACTACAACAGAGATAAACAAGAATGGGAGGTACAATAATGATTAATTTAGCACTAACTACATTCGCACACATAGGAATGATTGCAGGGTTCTTATGGTTAATACACGAGTTTTATTTAATATGGGAAAGGAGGTAAGTAATGACAAAAATGACACCAGAAGAAAAAAGAAAACGTAATTTAGAAAGTTCTGAAAGATGGAGAGAAAAGAATAGAGATAAAATTAGATTATATTATCAAAACAACAAAGATAAGAAAAAAGCATACGCAGAAAAAAACAAGGAAAGAAAAAAAGCATACAAAAAAAAACGATATGAAGAAAATAAAGAAATTTTTTTAAAGAAAAGAAAAGAATATGTGGAAAAAAATAGAGAAGAAATAAACAAAAAACAAAGGGAAGCTAGAAAAAACAATCCAGAACATTTTCGTATGTTGGATAAAAAATCGTATTACAAAAACATAGAAAATAAAAGAAAGCAAAGTAGGGAATATAGGGAAAGAAACAAAGAAAAGGTTGCCATAAGTGATAAGTTAAAGTTCAGAAAATATTATAAAACAGACCCTGTTTTTAGAATGACAAATATGCTGAGAGTTAGAGTTTCATCTATGATGAGAAAATTGAGAGCAGATAAACAAGCTTCTACTTTAGATTTATTAGGTATACCTGCTGAAGAATTTGTAGAGCATTTAAAAAGTAAATTTAAAAAAGGTATGACATTAAAAAATTATGGTGAATGGCACATTGACCATATTATTCCTTGTGCAAGTTTTGATTTAACAAAAGAATCAGAACAAAAGAAATGTTTTCATTATACAAACCTACAACCACTTTGGGCGAAAGATAATCTGTCAAAAGGTTGTAAATTAGATTGGGAAGGAGGTAATTATGCCAGATATTAAATCTAAAATCTTGCAGTTTGGTGGTAAACAAACAACTACAGAAATGTTTACGACCATTAAAGTAAGAAAAAAAGATGTTGTTAAGATTAGAGAAACTTTAAAACAAATGAATTTATCTATGACATTAACAGATGCTTTTACGTTTGCAGTAAACAATACATTTGGAGGAAAATAATGAAAGAAGATGTATGTAAAGTATGTAATGGAAATGACTTCATTTATTTAAATATAGATGATGGGATTGTTGAACAATGTCCATTATGTACGGAACTAGGAAAACTATACGAACCACAGGAGATAGAAAATGAAACAAGAACTGAAACCCTTTATCCCATTAATAGCTAAGTTGTATGTTAATTATGGATATAAGCATTATCCCCTATGCAGATTTAAACAGGAGGAAATAGATGTTAAAGTTATTAGTGAGTATGTTGCTAATAGTATCTTGCACTTACACTCCGATAAATGATAGCAGGGGTAATCAAGGTGAGAAAGTTGCTTATCGATTTAATGATGATTTGCAAACTTGCCGAGCAATCGCTAAGGAAAATACATCAAATGTTATTGAGGCTAGTAAAGCTGTCTATAACTGGTATGTGCGACCCTCACTTCTTTGGTTTCCAGATAAGTGGGAATACGACTATAAACGAATGGTAAATAAATGCATGACTAATAGGGGTCATAGTATATTATCAGATGACTAAGACAGGAGGTCTTAATGACACTAATAGAAAAGCTGTTCAATATAACTCATAATATTGAAAATATTGTGCAGGGTAAAACCAATGGCGTTCCTTATAAAATTACATCATGGAATGAAGTAAACGATAAGGTTCGCAAACAACTTAAAGAACATAAAGTATTAATTGTACCGAGAGTTCTTGAACACACTAAAGAAGGCAATCTAACAACTGTTAGAATGAACGCTGACTTAATCAATGTAGAAAATCCATCAGATAAAATTACTTTAGGTGATTACTTTGGATATGGAGTTGATAGTTCAGACAAAGGGGTGGGTAAAGCTATCTCTTATGCCTACAAGTATCTGTTAATGAAATTATTTATGACAGCAGTGGGTGAAGATGAGGATAGTGAATTTTCCAATCCTCAAGCAAAACAACCAATCCAACAAACAACCAAAGGAGGTTTATAATGACATTTTGGATTAATTTATTTAAGAACGACAGAAAAACAGAAGGTGACAATCAACCTTTGTATAAAAATGCAAAAATGATGGTAGAAAATGATGTGACCCTAACAGCAGGTATTCCATACGAAGTTGCTCTTTGGACTAAAGACCAAACCAAAGATGGAAAACCAGTGCAAATGGTAAGCATCAAGATAGAACCTAATCAATTCTTAATTAATGAAGGTGCAGTAAAGGTAGAACAAACTGACAAACCGCCATTCTAAAATAATTAAGGATAAGAAATTTCTGATGTGGGTATGCGAACTGCCTTGCTACCCATGTCAGATAGAATACGCTAATCTAAATTATCACATGATAGTTGCACATCATTTACAAGGTGCTTATAGATTAGGAATGGGTTTAAGACACGACCCTAATTCAATTCCAATTTGCGACTTTCATCACAGAGTTATTCACGAAAAGATGGGTGAAAGAAACTTCTGGTCAAAATTAGGTGTTGACCCTATAAATTATGCTAACGAACTCTGGGAGGAGTATAATGAAAGAAATACAAAAACTACTTAAAGAAATCTTAGAAGATAAAAAATCAATAAAAATAATAATTGATTCTTTGAAGTATTATGAACATTACAAAAGATACGAAACCAAACATTTAAGGGATAGTATTCAATGGAATAGATATAAAGATGTTTCAGAAATACATAAAAAGGCAGATGAATTAGATAAATATTGTGAACAAATAGAATTTATTTTTGATGAATTTGAACAATATTTAAAAACTAAGGAGGTTAAAATTGTTAAACATTAAAAACTTTGAGAAATGGGATTTGTTGCCAATGAGCCCCAGTAAGTTAAATGGCTACAGAAATTTCGTATGCCAATTTATTATAGAAAAAATCTATAAAAGATTAGGTACATCATCACCACCTGCTATGGCAGGTAATACTGTTGAGCCTATGTTGATGGACTACCTAAATGGTAAGGAAGTTAATCAAGATGAATACTTAACTAACTTTAAAAAAGAAACTTTAGATTATCCTAATAGAGATGATGTAGAAAAATATCTTGATTTAATACCTAAGATGTTTGAACAAACTAAAGCTTTTAAAGAAATAGTAGCTGATAAAGAATTACATTCTTATCAAGAAGAACTATTTACAGAAGTTCTTGGAATACCTTTTAGAGGATTTAGTGATTTTGTTTACAAGAAAGATGACAAACTTTTTATGTATGATTTAAAGACTAAAGGCAGAATGAGCATCAACCATTATGATAAATTACAACAATGGTTTTATAGAAAGGCATTATTTGAGACTTACCAAATGGAAGTTGAATGTTATTTGTTTATCGTCACTCCTGCTAAATCACATCTTGAACCTATCGAATTTACTGAGGAATATGAGATTGAGATTAACAATGGATTAAAAAGCATGAACAAAGTTTTAGAATTATGTAATACACCGAAAGACTTTGCTTATATCTACCAACCTAAAATGGATGACTTTATTTGGCGTAGTAAACATTTATATAAAGCTAGAAAAGAGATTTGGGGGATTTAATGTTTAATAAAGATAACAGATTTGACCTTGATTTAGCAAAAGCTGAAATAAGAGAAAAAGAATTAAGAGATATTATAGGTAAATATAAATTAGAAATTAAAACTGATTCTATTTGGAAAAAATCTGGAAGGTTAGCTGTTGAATTTAAATCTAGAGGAAAACCATCTGGAATATCTACCACCCAAGCTGAATATCACGCCTTTATCTTAGATGCTAACGGATTTACGGAAGGTATTATATTTATCCCTACTGAGAAACTAAAAATATTGGCTAGAAGATATCTAAAAACTAATACAGTTTTTGGTGGTGATGACAATACATCTGAGATGGTTTTAGTTCCCATTGAAGAATTTGTTAAATGAGTAAAATTACAAAAAGCCAAAAAGAATCTGTGAAGTGTATAGACTGTAGTCGTAAATATACTAAATTCATGTCTATAAAGATTTCACAGTACACAAATGAGCATAAATGTATTAGATGTTATAACGGAGGTAATTATGACAAAGAAAATGATATTCGTGCAATATTGTCCAAACGACATGTGGACAGGTTGTTCTACACTTACAGGTAAAGCTGAACTAGCCTATCGCAGAATTTGCGATTTAATTTACGTTCAGGATAATAAGTTATTTGATGATGAAGTGACTTGGGAACAAGTGGCTAGACCTTTTTATGAAGATATAGCAAAAATCAAAACTGAACTAATCAACAAAGACAAAATCTATATTGATGATGGCAAAATTCGCAACAAGAGATGTGACTTAGAGATAGAAAAAGCGAAAGATAAACATCAAAAAGCAGTCAAGTCAGCAGAGGCTAGATGGGGTAATACAAACGCATTAGAAACGCATATGCAGTCGCATAACGAACGCAATGCTAACACACTAACACACGAACACACTAACACACCAACCATTAATCATAAATCAAATATATATACGCAGGAATTTGATACTTTCTGGCGAAAGTATGTTTTAGATTATAAAGATACTAGGTCAGTAAAGTGGGATAGCTTTCAACAATGGAAAAAACTAGATGATACACAAAAACAATCAGTAGGGGATAAGTACGTCACCTATAGAAACCAAAAAGGTGACTATTACAAGGCACTAGAGCGGTTCTTGAGGAAAAAGATATATCTTGAAGTGACACCTGTTAAAGAAAAATCAGATGAGGAAATGCGAGAATGGAAGTTAAAAGGTGATATAGATATGCGTAAAAAAGGCATTAAGCCTTTATCTTGGTCAGTTAGTTATATTGAAGAACTAGATAAAGCTATTGCGAATGGCGAGACATAAAATGGAGTTTCGCCCACTCCCTATCTTGCTTTCTAAATTCTACTTCTACAAACTGGTCAATGCCTTTAGGAGCAGTATCAAACTTGAACAAGTTAAGAAAAAAACTGATAGATTTGTTAGTAATATGGTAAACATTCATGGTTGGAATATAAGAATTAATTGTTATCTTTAAATTGTTAAATGAGTAAATCAGATATGCAAAAACCACAGAATTACATCATAGTAAATAATGATGATGGTACTTATTCCGCCTTTGTTAATTACGGAGTATTTGAAACCAAAGAAGATGCAGAACAAAGTTTACAGTATGTTATGGATATGATGGGTTTTAAATTACAACCAGAAGTCACTTATCACTAATGATAGTTCAAGATAAAGCGATAAGCGATATTAAGCCTTATCAGAAAAACCCTAGACACAAATATGATATAAACAAAGTTGCACAATCAATTAAAGAATTTGGATTTCAACAACCCATAGTCGTAGATAGAGCAGGAGTTATTATAGTCGGACATGGTAGGTATGAAGCCGCTAAGTCTTTAAACCTAAAAACTATTCCTGTCACTATTGCTGACTTACCACCAGAAAAAGCTAAGGCATATAGAATAGCTGATAATAAAACTAATGAATATTCTGATTGGGATATGGGTTTATTAATTCAAGAGTTTACTGACTTACTAGATAATAATTATGATTTAGAACTAACAGGATTTGACCCTGATGAATTAGAAAAAATAATTGTAGGTGAGAAAGAAGGACTAACAGATGAAGATGCAGTTCCAGAAACACCAGAAGAACCCCAAGCACAACTAGGCGATATTTATAAACTTGGTGAACATAGATTGATGTGTGGGGATAGTACAGATTTAGAACAAACAAAAAGATTATTAGATAAAAAAATAGATTTGGTATTTACAGACCCACCTTACGGAATTGATGTAGTTAGGTCTAATAAAGTAGTTGGTGATAAACCTGCTACATTTGGAAAAATAGGCGGTGGTCAAGAAGCTGTAGATAGAAATCAAAAAATAATAGCATCTAAAACATATTCAAAAATAATAGGTGACAATACAACAGAAACTGCAAAAAAGTTTTATGAAATATGTAATAGTTTAGAATTAAAAAATATTATCTTATGGGGTGGTAATTATTTTACAGATTTTTTATACCCTAGTAGATGTTGGATTATATGGGATAAAGAAATGACAGGTAATTTTTCAGAAGCAGAAATGGGTTGGACTTCATTTTCTAAAGGCGGTGTTAAAGTATTTAGACATCTATGGAATGGTTTATCAAGAAAAGGTAATAGAAAAGATGAATTAAAATCAAGAGTACACCCAACCCAAAAACCTGTTGCTTTATTTACCGACATATTCAAAAAGTTTACTGATTTTAAAATTATTTATGATGGTTTCTTAGGTTCTGGTTCAACATTAATTGCTTGTCAAAAAATAGATAGAATATGTTATGGAATGGAACTTGACCCTCATTATGTAGATGTAATTATTAAAAGGTGGGAAGATTTTACAGGACAAAAGGCAGAAAAAATAAATTGATTAATAGTGTCTATTATTGATATAAAGCAATTAGCGTACACTCTACGCATGAAAAGAGGACAAAATGGCAAGACCGAAACTAAACATCAATGGGGAGGAAGTTCAAAAATTAGCTTCATTTGGTTGTACTAATGTTGAGATTGCAGATTTCTTTAATTGTAATGAAGCGACTATTAGAAAGAGTTATTCCGAATATCTTACAAAAGGCAGAAGTTTGAAAAAACTACGTCTAAGACAGATACAATGGAAGATAGCTGAGAATGGAAATGCAACTATGGCTATATGGCTAGGCAAGAATGAACTGGGTCAATCAGATGGTGGAATGGTATCTGATGAGAATGAACCACTACCATTTAGTGTAGATTAGTGGCTAAAGAATTTTCAGTAATTCCACTTACTCTTAAAGAAGCTAATAAATTTATCACAGAACATCATAGGCATAATAAAAAGGTTATTGCCCATAAGTTTTCTTTAGGTTGTATTAAGGATAATAAATTAGTTGGTATTGCTGTTGTAGGCAAACCAATAGCTAGAAAATTAGACAAACCCTTAGTTGCTGAAATAACTAGATTGTGTATTAAAGAACCCTCACCTAAAAATGCTTGTAGTTTTTTATACAATAAATGTTGGAATATATGGCTACAAATGGGTGGTAAAAAAATATTAACTTATACTCTCACATCTGAAGGTGGTGCTAGTTTAAGGGGTGCAGGTTGGGATAATGTCAATACAACAAAACCATTAGGAAAAAATGCCAAAGGTTGGGAAACTAGAAATAATAGAAATACTCAAGCTGTTTATTATCAAGAAAAGTTTAGATGGGAAAAAAGTGCCACTAAGTAGACCTCAAAAACAAGTTCTTGAATGTGATAAAAGATTTAGAACAATCATAGCAGGAAGAAGATGGGGTAAGACTTTTTTATCCGTCACAGAGATAGCTAAGTTTAGCAGATATCCAAAACGTAAAGTCTGGTATGTAGCACCCACTTATAGAATGGCTAAGACGATTGTTTGGACTGACTTAATAGAAAAACTAACTGCACATAAATGGGTAAAATCCGTCAATAACTCTGACTTGACTATCACATTAAGAAATGGCTCAACTATATCATTAAGGGGTGCTGATAATGAGAACAGCCTTAGAGGTGTAGGATTAGATTTTTTAATTATGGATGAGTTCGCAGATATTAGAGAAAATACTTGGTACGAAATACTCCGCCCCACCTTAAGTGATAGAAATGGTAGTGCTTTATTCTGTGGTACACCTAGAGGATATGGAAACTGGAGTTATAACTTATTTACCAAAGCCGATGAAGACCCAGATAATTGGGCATCATTTCAATTTACTACCTTAGATGGTGGCAGAGTATCACCACAAGAAATAGAACAAGCTAAAGCAGACCTAGATGAACGAACATTCCAACAAGAATACATGGGTTCATTTGTTAATTATGCAGGACAGATTTATTACAACTTTGATAGAAAAGAGAATGTCATGGATAATTATGTACCTGACACTAATGAAATACATATTGGCATGGACTTCAATATAGACCCAATGTCCGCAGTTATATGTGAGTTAAAAGGTAATAATATTTATCTCTATGAAGAAATTGTTATCTATAGTTCTAATACTGACGAAATGGTACAAGAAATCAAAAATAGATTTAAGGATAAGCATATATTTATTTATCCTGACCCTGCGTCAAAGCAAAGAAAAACATCAGCAGGTGGTGTCACTGATTTGGCTATTTTAAAAAATGCAGGATTTCATTTACGAGTAAGAAACAATCATCCACTGATTAGAGATAGAATAAATGCAGTGAATACTAAATTGAAGAACGGAATAGGTGAACGAACATTATTTGTTGCCAAAAATTGTAAAACTATGTTAAAAAGCATTGAAAGACAAATTTATAAAGAAGGAACAACTGTGCCTGACAAGGACAACAATTATGACCATATGAATGATGCATTAGGATATTTAGTGGAATATTTATACCCAGTCAAAAGACAGTTTACACCAAGCAAACCCAAGAGGTGGAGTTAATGGCATTATACAGTAGAGAATTTTTAACAGAAAGACATAAACACTACGAAGAAAAGTTTAAGGATTGGCATTTTCATTTAATGTCATATCTCGGTGGACAGGACTATCAAGATGGCTATCAGCTAAATAGATACATCCTAGAAACTGATGAGGAATATCTTAAAAGAGCAGAAAATACCCCTATTGATAATCATTGTAAGAATGTGGTACAAATCTATTCGTCTTTCCTATTCCGAGTACCACCAACAAGAGATTATGGTTCATTAACTGGTGACGCACAATTACAAAGCTTTATTGATGATGCTGATTTAGACGGAAGGTCTTTCAATAACGTCATTAGAGAAATGCAAGTCAATGCATCTATCTATGGTACTTGTTGGGCAATCCTAGATAAACCTGCGGTACAGACACAAACTAGAGCAGAAGAAATACAGTTAGACATCAGACCCTACATGAGCCTTTACACACCTGAGAATGTCTTAAATTGGAATTTTGAACGTTCAATCAATGGTAGATATGTTTTAACATCATTAACACTACTAGAAGATTTATTTGAAGATGTAGCAACTATTAGAGTTTGGAATATGGAAGATATTTCTACATACAGAGTAAAAGATTTTAACAAAGGGTATTCAACTGCTAAGCCTATGCTTGTTGATGAGATGCCAAACCAATTAGGAAAAGTTCCTGCGGTTATTCTTTACAATCAAAAATCACAAAGACGAGGCATTGGTATGTCTGACCTTAATGACGTAGCTGAACTACAAAAAGCTATCTATAATGATTACTCCGAGATTGAACAATTAGTAAGATTATCTAACCACCCAAGTTTAGTTAAGACACCTAATGTAGAGGCTAGTGCAGGTGCAGGTTCTATTATTGAAATGCCAGAAGATTTAGAGCCTAATTTAAAACCTTATCTTATCCAACCTAGTTCCCAGTCATTAGATGGTATTATGAATAATATTAACATGAAGGTAGAAGCTATTAACAGAATTACACATATGGGTGCAGTCAGAGCAACCCAAGATAGAATACAATCTGGTATCGCTTTACAAACAGAGTTTCAATTATTAAACGCTAGATTATCGGAGAAAGCTGATTACTTACAAAATGCTGAAGAACAAATCTGGAAACTATTTGCTGAATGGCAGAACCAAACATTTGATGGTGAAATTATTTATCCTGATAGTTTCAACCTTAGAGATTATGCTAGTGACTTACAATTCCTACAACAAGCAAAAGCTAGTGGTGTTCAATCAGATAGCTTCTTAAAAGAAGTAGATAAACAGATTGCTAGAGCAGTTGTAGATGATGATGAAAAGATTAATACAATAGATAGTGAAATAGATGCTAAGGCAATCACTATTGGTCAATTCTCAACTCCAACTATTGAGGGTGAAGAAGTTGAAGAAGCGTAAAGTTCCTAAAGATAAAAAAACGAAAGTACCTAAGAAATATCTATCAGGTCTTAAAGGTGCTAAAAGACAAAAACGTGCATCACTAATCAAAAGAGTATCAGCATTATATAAAGCAGGGAAACGCATCCCAATGTCATTATTGCGTTCAAGGACTAAAGCATAATGGCAGTAAGAAGAAAACCATTATCAGCTACAGTTAAAGCCAC